TAAGTGGTGAAGTTAACTTCTTTACGCTTAACATCGCCAATGTTTGCTCCATAACCAAGACGAATTCTGACAAATGCACCTGGATTGCCAGGTTCTGCCAACCCAACTTCTTTCTCTTCTGTAAATACGTTGTAGTTGGCACTAGTAGATACATCTAGATAAGAACCAAGCATTGAAGGATGACTTGTGTCAAATCTATAAAAATAATACTTTTGAATATCAACAACTGGATTCGTTTCGAAGTTGCTCTGATCTAGAGAGAATAACAACTTGTCAGAAGGCTCTTTGACACTAGATACTGCAACAATTTTCTCTGGGGTACTGTGATCAGCAAATGATGATACAGTAGTTAACTCTCTTGGAGTAACTGCATTATATCCATAGTTGACAATCAATAAATGTGTTTCTGGGTCATAAGAAACCACATAGGGATCATTGACATCTGTTCCAAAGATTTGATCACCAGGAACAAATCTATATCTTGGTTTATAGGTTGTCAGTTTAGATGCTGCTAAATGATTTACGGGAGTGGTTCCCTCTATGCCCCTTTCAATCGTTAGTTTCTTATTGGGTTTATCAATAGCAGTAATTTTGATAACTTCACTGCCAACCTGCAGCATGTCATCTACTGATAAAGAGAATACGTTATCAACTTTAATATCTGTTCTTTGTAGTCCCAGACCAACCGCATTTACAGAAACAAGTGGAATTGCCGTGCTGGGCGCTGGATAAACAGTAATTGTACCAACAGCTTCTGGGTGAGAGACACAGACATAATAATATGTACCTGGAGAAGTTGGAGTAAATGTAATCGTTTGGGCAGGATCACCTTCACCAATCAAAACACCATTATTAGTAACACCAGATGCTTCGGTATACTCTTCCATCTTCAGAGCAACACCATCATCTTTCAATCCAGTTACATATCCAGAGTTGACAATGTAAACAGGATGTGATGGAATAGCATCCATAGTCCATGTAGATCCTACACGAATCTCGTAATCGGGATTTTCTTCGCCAGCAACATCAAATCTAAATTGTGGTTCTGGAGCACCTGTTGCTGTGTCTTCCTGAATTTCTAAAATAGCATATCCCTCAACAGTTGCTGTTGTCGTTAAATCGTAGGGAGTATTGTTGAAGTATTGGAACCTGTTGTTGTCAGGATCAGCAGCAACATAAATGTATTCATATCCTTCGCTATCAACGAATACTTCACCTGTAGATGGCAATGCCGCTTCTACGCCCGCATAATCAGCCGCATCAACAACGAAATATAGAACGCGATATTGATAAACTATTTCTTCATTGATGTATACCATTGTAGGATCAATGCTCACATTCAAGTCTGTTGGATCTGCTTTATCCATTCCAGAGACTGTGAGAATATCGTCGGTATTGTACCCAGAACCACCATCGGTGATAACAATAGAAGTAATCTGACCACTACCATCAAAGTTATCATCCGAAACTGTTACAGTTGCTCTTGCATTTACGATATCATCTCTTTGATTTGTAAAATCACTCAATACGAGCTCTACATTTTGAAATTCTCCAGATACGTAGTCTCTACCTAGACCAACCATCGTATATGAACCGACACCAGTATCATCAACTTTTCCGTTATATACGCGAGGAATCAGAGTAAGTTCTTGAAATCTCTTTTTAGAAACATAATACGTTGTTTCTGTAGTTGCTTCATCGGGATCGATCTGAATATCAACAACATCACCTTCTGCAAAATCATGACGACCGCTAGTTTCTGCAATAGCAACTTCGGTGTTGACGCTACTAATGGTAACACCAGAACTTAAGTTATTAATTACAACAATTTCTGTACCAGTAGTATTAGCAAGATCACTACTCTTTAGAATAGTTTCTCCTTCTGCATAATCTAGGTAATCTCCAAAATCACCACTGTTTACTTTGATACGAACCGAGTTAGAATCAATAGTTCCCGAAAGAATAGTGCCACTAGCAATAACATTTGTTGGGTCGTCGAAAAATACTAACTCTAGAGTAGCATCTTTAGTATAAGTGCTGTTCTTGCTTAAGAGTAGATTTAGAACAATGGTAGTAGACTCTACAGGTTGACCCACAACAAAGTCACCACTAATAGCTCTCAACACAAAAGAAGTCTCTTCAATGATATCGCGAATGAGCTCTCCAGATGCTCCTGTGGATGGTTGAGTAATAATATCACCAGCGAAAGAATATAATGGTTGTACTGATGTCAATGATGATGCTTTGGTTTCTCTAGATTCAAGAGAAGTGACTGGCTTACCAAAAGTAGATGAAACAACTCCTGCTGCTCCAAATCCACCAGTTCCAGAATCGTCAACATAAACTTTAGAACCAATTGTGAAAGTTGGTTGAGAATCTTCTACAGTGACTCCAGAAACAGATCCTCTTGATATGGAATTTACAAATGCAATTTCAGATTTTCCATTCTTTAATGTTCCAGGAATGAATAGTCTTTTTGCATTCTTTGGAATTGCAATCTGTGTAACATCAGACTGATAATTTGATTTTACTGGAAGTGAATAGAAGTTGTCACCTAGGATATATGGGAATACTGGTGTTCCTGTAGCATCAATAGTTGTGAAATAAGCATACACACCATTTGGATATTCTGGTGTGACGCAAAATCTTCCGTTATTGATATCTAATCTGGTTTTACCAGTATCTACTGTAGGAGTCCATTCATAGTCATCAATAAATGTCCCCATAGCATAAGGAGCATCTACAGGACCATTTGTTCTTGTATTTTTTAATGAGTATCCACTTTCCATCCTAACAACACTTGAAGTGCTGTCTAATGGATTTGAAAATGCATATGGACCATAGATAGGATTTCCATCATAAGCAAATCCTAAAATAGGCGAATGAACTTTGGTTGCTGCTGTTTCTGTAAGCAGTAATCCAACAAGGTTATCATTAAGTCTATTTCTCAATCTACGAGGATTTGAGATTACACCATAGTAATTTTTTTGCTTGTTGTCACTTTGTACTACTAATCCACCATTAGTGTCAAGAGTAGCACCGAAATGTCTATTTTTGACCCACTCTTTAATTTGTGCTGTAGCCGATGCAGAATTTGAATTAGCATCGGGAATAACAGTAACAACTACATTCTCTTGAGTGTAGAACTTACCACCAGCAACTTTTACAACATCAGCAATTTGACCTTCGCTAGTTAGTTCTGCAACATATTCAGCAAACCTACCTCTACCGTTTCTATCACTAATTTGAATGATAGGAGGAGCAGAGTAGTATTCGCCTGGGTTTACAATACGAATGCTGCTGATCTCACCAGAAGTTACAACCGCTGATAAAACTGCATTTCTACCACTAACAATCTCTACAGTCGGAGGAGTTACGAAATTTTCTGTGGTAGTAGCAGATATAGCAGTTACAGTATCTCCAGAAAGAACAGCACCCGCTTTTCCTGGTTCCCCGTTGATAAGAACAAATGGTGGTTTTTGATAACCAGATCCTCTACTGGTGATAGTAAATCCCGTGATAGGACCATACTCAATCAGATCCTCTGATTTATACCCAAACGCTACAGTTCCATCTACAAAGACACCAATATCTCTACGGGGAGTCTTATATACCTCTGTAGTAGTAGAAATTTGCTTTGGAATAAGCTTTAGGAGTTCTGGATCTGATAGAGGATCAGATACTGTACCAGTTAGAATTGATGTTGATGGATATGAAGATGTAGCAACATAATAGAGGTCATCATCTTCATAGATTGCACCAACATCAGCAAGAACAGGCTGAAGAGAAAGACCTGTTTGTGGATCTGATGGAACAGATGGAGAAGACCCTACGGTATTAATTTTCCATCTGTAATTATTTGACGATTGATCGTAAAGAATAGGATCTGATGATTCGAATCCAGGTTTTGACGCTGTAATCTTATCCCCAACCATATTGTAAGGGCTTACCGTTCCTACAGACAGATTGTTTAAAATTCCGTAGATCAATAGAGTTACAACACCATCTGGAGTAACTGCTTTTGCGGTTGAATAACTAGTGACTAAATCTCCTACGCCATGAGTTCTTGTGATAGTGCCGCGCTTCTTAATTACAAACTGTCTGGCATTCTTTCCTTCGTATTTAATTACTTCGCCATTGATAACAATAACACCATTACGGTCGCTCCATCCAAAAGTAGAGTCAACCGTGATAGTATCACCTGTTGTTAGAGCAGGAGCAATAGATCTAGTGAGAACTGTCTTCTGTGGTACAACAAAGTCCGAGTTTACTGAAGTTGGATTTACAATGAGGTTATACAGTTGCTTTCCGTCATCAGAGTCAACAGAATAAAAGTTTTCCACAGATGCAGAAGCATAATCCAAAGCAACATTGTTGTCGCCTTGCTGGACAATAGTCTGTCCAGTCAACCAATTAATATCTCCAGATAAAATTTCTGCCTGCACTGCAAATTGAGAGTCCCAATCTGATGTGGAAGCTTTTAAAGTGCTATTTTTGGGGAAATATGTAGTAGGAACATCATCAGCACTCTTCGCTACAATAGTATTAAAGATAAAGCGAATAGACTTGTCAGTTCCCTTTACTTTGTAGAAGTTGCTGATATTCTTAATCAGCGTTCTCTTGTCTACGTTTTCTTTCAGGTAATCCTGTGGAAAAGACTCCAGATACTGCTTTTCGAACGATTTTACAATCGCATATAAAAACAGATTACTTAAATTGTCAACAGATACTCCAGATTGATGCGATGCTGATTCTGAAGATACAAACTTGGATGAAGAATACAGATCACCAAGTTCAGTAGTTCCACTGACACCTCGGGAAACTTCTAGAAATTCTGTTTGAGTTCTTTCTTTATAGAAACAAATCTCATCGCCAATTTTGATGTATCCATTCCTTTCAGGAAAAGATGATGCATCCTCTACAATAATAGTAGTAGCAGTAGAGTTTAGATAGGTTGACAACGTAGTCCTCTCTTGGAGGAGGTTCTTCTCGTAGTTGTCAATATCATGATATGAGGTTAGATTTGTAATAATATCCAGAGGGTTGCCAGGAGACTCCAAGTGCTCATAGTAATTCTCAAGAACTTTCTGGAAGTTCTCGTATTGAGCTACGATAAAACCTGGCAGTTGATCTTCAATGAGCGAAGAGATCTGTGTATTCATCTAATTACTCTGGGTATACCGTGAACTTGCTGCTGGTGATGTCTACATCTAGATATAGACTTCTTTCTGCGTTGATATCGTTTTTAGCAGGCTGTACTCTAACCTGAATTCTATTGTCGAAGAAACTACCAGAAATGATAGTTACATCATACAGTTTGATTTCACCCTCTACATAATCAACTGTTCCAAGATCGTCCTTGAGGACAATCTTCTTACCAGTTGCAGGGTCCAGTCTATATAGGACAATTTTTCCGTCCCTATCTTCGAAATAGACGACATAGTTGGGATATTCAGTTACCTTGAACCCAGTGCTCTGAATTACTGGTCCATCACAAGAATCTGCAAATTCATTCTGAAAACACAACTCATAATAGAATGTGGAGTTGAGTGCTGGATAAAAATCTTTTCTTAATGTAATTGTAGTGGTGTTTGAGTTGATCGAAGGATCTGTCTCGTCAATTACACCAACATACTTACTGTATCTGAACTTACCATTGAACTTCTCGGTTCCTGACAGTTGAGTATACTCATCAACGGCAGAGATGACCTTTGCGCGGATCTCTTCGGGGAACTGGGTAGTTCTCTTTGTATTGTAATAGATCTTACTATCAATCTCAATATAAACAACAGATGCATCCAGAATCTCTGGTGTAACCGACGCAACAGAGTAATCGCGCAATCCATCAATAATCTGCTGCTTTGTAAAGGTAGAAAGAGTGGAACCACTGTTTGGTTTGATGATAATCTTTACCTTACCATATTCTGGGTATCTCTCTTCTTCACCACCGTATACGATGATATCAGATACTGCTGGATAGATCTTTCTGACAATCGCTGCATAATCAGCAGCCGTTACCGCTCTGTTCTGTGTTGCATATAGTTTAGGAGCATTGAATCGAATCTTATCAATGGACTCGATAGCAGCACCCCCAGAGGCGCTAGAAACGGTCTCTACGTTTGATATAGTGACTGGGTAGGTTTGATTGCTATCGTCCACCAGATTGCCAGCAAACGTGAACTGGGACGCTCCATTAGTTGCTGTGCCATTGGTGGTGAGGTAAGATACCTCAACAACCTCTTGATTGTCTAAAGCTCTACCAATTACGCCATCACCAAAGAACAGTTCATACTGTTCATCGAGAGTCTCATCAACATAGAAGATATTGTCATCAGACGCAACATCAATAATTGTATCAATCTGATTGTAATAAACAAACGAAGATGATGTGGGAGAATCAAAAACCTTGACACGAATCGTGCTAGTGTCTGCTTTTGGGTTAGCAAGCATGAATCTCTGCTTACTAATGCTTGTATCTACAACAAAGCGATTAGTAATCAGTGTTCCCTCAAATAGCGAGACATTAGTGAAGAATGCTTCATTGTTAGCAACAGGAACCTTGATATCATCGACAGCAACAAAACGATACAGCTTGTCGTCAAAGGTGGTAATAAATCCTGTGCCTTTCTGTAAAATAATGTTAGAAGGTGCTGTACCAGGAAAACTTACCTTAAAGTTTAATACGGCTTCTGGTGCAACAACCGACTTGGGTTTGTACCCTAATTGCTTCGCTAACGTGATTACATTGTCACGTAGAGTAGCAGAATCAAGAAATAGTTCATTCACCACCATATTGGTGTTGAATGCTGTGTAATACGTGTTATATGCTAATACATCAAGAAGGTTTGCCCATGCAGAACCTTCAAAGTCAAAGTCAGTAAAATCAGTCTGCGCTCTCAAGTATTCCTTGAGCGCAGTCTTAATATCATTAAAGTCTAGATTACTAACCTGAACGTAATTCATTATTGAGTTCTCTGCAAGAGGAAGTTAATTTGTAATGGTGCAGCGTCTTCGCGACCACGAATATCAAATTCAAAATTAACGTCAAAAGCATTATCATCATAATTAGGTTCTACTGTCAGACTAACAACCTGAACCCTAGGTTCGTATCTACGAACAGTATCGTTAATTTCATTCTTAATCAGTGCTGCAACACCGAAGTCAAGAGGTTCAAACAGTAATCTATAAAGTCTTGATCCTATTTGGGGTTGAAAGGGTCGCTCCCCAGGAACAGTCAACAACAAGTTCACAATCGATTGCTTGATAGCAGCATCTTCTTTTGATACTTGCAAATCGCCAGTAATCGGGTGTGGCTTGAAGTTAATCTTTAAATCCTTAAAAGGAGCGAAATCGGGCACAGCAACACAATTTTATTTTTATTTATAGGGTCATTCGTGCCATCTTTCAACGTAGTCATCAAAACCATGAGCCCCACCACAAGGTCTTGAATAACGGTCTTCTGGAATCTTGTATTCAGATTTCTTTAGATACTTATCAGATGCTACCTCGGTGATAAGTGTCATACCTGATTCAATAAAATCTTTACTTTTGTCGGTTGGTGAATTACCCATGAAAAAACCTCCCTAAAGTCTACAAACGTAGAACTTTTAGAGAGGTTGCTATCTCACTCGTATTTATTTACCCTGACCGCGATACTTTTTACGTGCCTTGTTTCGTGAAGTCGCAGCATACTTGGTATTCTTACCCATACCTTGACGAGTGCTCTTGGGCTTCGACTCGATCATCTTGTCGCCCATCAATCCAACTTTTGCTCTTGCCATAGTCCTTATCTGTTGACCTTGATATTATACCACAAAACTCATCCACCCGCAATCACCGAGTGGGATCCTTGTGCCATTACAGCACCACCAGATAACAAGTCACCAATTCTCATTGAATTCTTCTTATTGACAAACACTGTTAAAGAACCCTTGACGCACTTATCAGGGTGAGGTGGCTTCTCACCACAGGTATGAATAGAAGTAACGTCTCCTACTTTCACTGCTGGAATCTTGTTGACCATTACATTGTCAGATCCTGTGACTACAGGAACGGGAAACCAGCAATCGTGCCCGCTCTCAAAATCTCCAAGTTTTGACATTCCACCGCCTGCTGCCATTAGAACTTTGCCTCCTCGCCAGGTAATGCCGCCTTTTGCTTATTTATGCGGTACTGAATGCGCTTTGCATGAGGAATCCAGTTATTATCTACATCCATATACGCTTGGA